AAAAAATAATTATTTCTTTTTGGGGGATGGGGGGGTGTAAACTGAAACCCTTCCAATACAGATATACGACACCAGCAAGCTTATTCACACTGTCAGTTGGGACAAAACCGAAAAGTTCTATATACTTTGCCTGAACCAAACCAAAAGGCATAAGTAAATGGCAAATTCGTTGAAAAGTGTGGAACTCCACAAGCTTGAAGGGACTTTCAGAAAAGACCGCCATGAACAATATGCCGCTGAGGATCCTGCTGCCAAGGGATTTCCCAAATGTCCTGAACACATGACAGGCGAAGCAGCGATCAAATGGCTTGAACTGGAAGCGCAAGATATAGGCGTGATCAGGTCAATTGATGCTGGAAGCCTTGAGGTTTACTGTACCCTGTGGGGCGAATTCAAAGAAAATGCAGGTGATGTTCCAACGTCAAGAATCCAAACAATGAATGCCTTGGCGGGGCGGCTGTATCTTGACCCAGCATCACGCGCAAAGATGCCAGCTAAGGAAACAGAAAAGCCCAAAAACCCTTGGTCTGAATTTTGAAACATCATGAAATGGCACACCTGTACGCTGAAGACATTCTGTCAGAGGCAATCCCATCTTGCATCTACATGAAGAAAGCGGCTCAACGATACCTTGACGACCTTACAAGGGCATCAACAGAATGGCCGTATGAATACAACACTGAACTTGCTAATCGCGTTTGCAGGTTTGTTGAACTACTCCCACACATCAAAGGCGAACTTGCCCGCCAGAAAAAGAACCTTCAGCTTGAACCTTGGCAAGCTTTCACCCTTTGCAACATCTTTGGATGGGTTCACAAGTCAACCGGGTTGCGCCGATTCTCTGAAGTGTATCAAGAACTGGGGCGCAAGAATGGCAAATCAACCTTGCTGTCAGGTGCGGGCCTTTACCTTTTAGCGGCTGATCAAGAAGAAGGTGCGGAGGTTTACTGTTGTGCATCAGATAGGGAACAGGCCAAACTGGTTTGGAATGATTCAAGACGGATGGTTGACAAATGTTCAGGCTTGAAAGAAACCCTTGGAGTAGAAACATCAGCGCATTCAATCCACGTTTTTCAAACAAGTTCTGTGATGAAAGCCCTATCAAGGGAACAGGGCGGCAACCATGACGGGCTGAACACCCACGCAGCATTGATTGATGAACTGCACGCGCACAAAACCCGTGACCTGTTCGACGTTATAGAATCATCAATGGGAGCAAGAACCCAGCCGCTTCTGTGGTCAATCACAACAGCGGGCTTTAACACTTCTGGCATCTGCTTTGAAAAGCGCGACTTTGCAATTAAGGTATTGGATGGTGCGGCAACGGCTGACAACCTTTTTACGGTGATCTACACAGTTGACCCGGGGGATTTAAAAGACCTTGATTCACTGTTCACTGATCCTGCTATATGGCAGAAAGCAAACCCAAACTGGGGCGTATCTGTCAGACCTGAGTTCATAGAGAAGGCAGCGGAGCGGGCAAGGCAGGACACCAAGACAAGAAATAACTTTCTTACCAAGCATCTTTGCGTATGGACTAACACTGAAAGCGCATGGATTGACATGGCAGCTTTGAACAGGTGCGCTGATCCTAGCCTTTGCATTGATGACTTCAAGGGCGAAGTTGCATACAAGGGAACTGACCTTGCATCAAAGGCTGACTTTGCATCAGATATGATTATCTTCCCCAAGATCATTGATGGGCTTACTCACATATACGCCTTTGGAAGACACTACTTGCCAGAAGATACTGTTGCGGATTCTCAAAATGCGGCTTACCGGGCATGGGCTGATGACGGAAAGATCAGCGTGACTGATGGCAATATCACAGATTACCAACAGATCCTTGATGACTTCATGAAAGATGCTGAAGATTATCAACTCAGAGAATGCGGATATGATCCCTACAACGCCAATCAGTTCACTTCGGAACTAACACAAAAGGGTGTTATAATGGTTGAGGTTCCCCAAACTGTCAGGTATTTATCTGAACCAATGAAGGAAATTGACGCATTGATTAGGGCGGGAAGGTTCCATTATGACGGTTGCCCTATCTTGACTTGGATGTTTTCAAACGTCACTTGTCAGGAAGATAGAAACGAAAACATATACCCAAGAAAATCAAGGAACCAGAAAGCCAACAAGATTGATGGTGTGGTTGCCTTGATAATAGCAATGAATCGCTTTCTTTCTTCAGGCGTTTCTGAAAATTCGCTTGATAGGTTCTTGAATTCTGAACCCATCACAATAGGTTTATAACATGGCAAAATGGACAAGATGGTTATCTGGGGTTTTTTCAAACTCAGCGACCCAGCAACAAAACGGCGGGCAGAGTACAACCCCACCCAGTTCAGGCGTCATCAAACCCAAGTCAGTCACAGTTGATTCGGCGCTTCAAGTTTCAGCGGTTTACGCTTGCGTTAAACTACTGACAGAAACCGTTTCATCGCTTCCCCTGAAGGTGTACAACACAGTTGATGGCTCACTTGTTGAAGATACAACTTCACGCCTTGCAACCATCTTGGGATCAACACCCAACGCAATTGATACACCTGTTGAGTTTAAAGAAACATTGTTATTAAACTTGAACACCAACGGCAACGCATACAGCCAGATCAGGCGCGGCGCAGGTGATCAACTGATTGCAATTGAACCTTTGGCTTCTGCTCAAATGGAAGTCAGCATGGTTGATGGTGTTGTGGAATATCGATACACAGGATCAGATGGTATTCCGAGAGTCTTGCCAACTGATGAAGTCATTCATTTTAGGTTCATGGGCAACGGCATTGTTGGCTTGAATCCCATTGAATACGCAGCGGGCAGCATCAGTAACCAACTAGCAAGCGAAGATTTTGCAAGCAGATATTTTCAATCAGGTGCCAAGCCATCTGGTGTAATGTCAACAGATATGGTTCTGACTGATGCACAGCATTCACAGGTCATGGGCCGATTTGCCAATATGTCGGATGGCACAAGCAACGCGCACAGAACCTTGGTGCTTGAAGCTGGCATGAAATATCAACAGGTACAGCTTTCACCTGAAGCAATGCAACTATTGGAAAACAAAAGATACAACCTTGAAGACATTGCCAGATTCTATGCAATCCCAAGCGTGTTGATTAATGACACAACAGCCGGGACAACATGGGGCAGCGGCATTGAGCAAATCAAACTTGGTTGGTTATCAACTGGGCTTTCTCCATTGCTCACAAGAATTGAACAGCGCCTTGAAAGGTCTTTGACTTCCCCAGGTTCAGGCGTTCGCATTAAGTTTGACACTACACAGTTCATGCGGGCTGACTCAAAAGGGCAAGCTGAATTTCTTTCAAAGCTTGTCACCAACGGAATCATGACACGCAACGAAGCGCGATCACGGTTGAATCTTTCAGCAATGGATAACGCAGATGAACTGACAGCGCAAGTCAACCTTGCACCTTTGGTTGATCTTGGATCAGAATCAGGAAATGAGGTTTAAGAATGAAAAATTGGTATAACGCAACCAAGACAGATGAAGGGCTTGAACTTTCAATCCTTGATGAAATCGGCATATACGGCACAAGCGCTGAAGCATTCATCAACGATGTCAAAGAATATGATGACGTTGAATCAATCAACCTTACAATCAACTCCCCGGGCGGATCAGTCTTTGACGGTTTAGCCATTTACAATTATCTGAGTTCGCACAAGGCCACGGTAAACATTGAAGTCCTTGGCATAGCTGCATCATCTGCTTCTGTGATTGCAATGGCTGGCGATACAATCACGATCCCTGAAGATGGGTTCTTGATGATTCATTCGCCTTGGTCGGGTGCTGTGGGTGACGCTGATGAAATGCGGTCAACGGCTGATGTCTTGGACAAGATACAAGAAACCTTGATCAATATATACGTCAAACGAACTGGACTTGATAGAGAAATTATCTCTGACATGGTGAACAAAGAAACATGGCTCACAGGTTCAGAAGCTTTAGAACTTGGCTTTGCAACGCATACAAACGAAATGGCTGTTGCAGCATTAGCGAAAGGCATGGAGCGACATTTTAAAAAGATGCCCCAAGCATTGAGCAAAGAAAAGATTGATGTTTCAGAAATCAAGAACATCAGAGATTTTGAAAAATCCCTTCGACAAGCGGGGGTTTCAAGAAAAGACGCTGTGGCTTTAGCGTCAAAGAAATTGGATTTGCAGCGTGATGCTGAACCCGATGAAAAAGCGTCAGAGAGTGACGCAATTGAAAGCCTTATGAAAGCATTACAATCAAATCAAATCAAATAGGATTAAATAAAATGAGTAAAGAAATTGAAGCCTTATCAGGCGAAATCACAAGCTTCATTGCAAAAACCAATGAAGAAGTTGCAGCGCACGGCAAGATCGGTGCAAAGAATTCTGAAAGCCTAAAAGCTTTAGAAGGTAAAATTGAAGAAGTGAATGCTTCTTTGTTGAAAGCTGAACAAGTTTCTGCATCAAGCCGCGAAGCAGCGATTGAAGCAGCTCATGCACGTTCATCTTTAGGCGCTCAGGTTGTCAATTCTGAAGGCTTCAAAGCTTACCAGAATGGCGGCAAGTCAACTTTCATTGACGTTCAAGGCAATACAATTGTTTCTGCCCCTGCTGACAACAGTGATTTAACTTCTGCTGAAGTTGCTTCACAGCGTTTACCGGGTGCTTATGGTGCTGACTTTGTACGTTATGGCATCTTAGATTCAATCACTACTGGTTCAACTGCAAGCAACTTGGTTGAATACGCACAAGAAACTACTTCAACAAATGGCGCTGATGCTGTTGCTGAAGCGAATGCATTACCTGCATCTGCACTTGAATTCACTTTAAAGCAAGCACCAGTTCAGTTGATTGGTACTTTCTTGAAAGTCTCAAAACAGACTCGTGATGACGCACCAGCAATGATGTCTTTCATTGATAACCGTCTTTCTTACTTTGTTCGTCGTAAGTTAGAAAACGAAGTGATCAATGGTTCTGGTACTAGCCCAAGCCTTTCAGGTATTTTACAGGCTGGCAACTACACAGCACAGACTTTCACTGCTGCAACAAATGATGATTACCTTGGCCGTTTACGTGTAATGTTGACTACGCTTCAGCAGTCTGGTTATGAAGCTTCAGCGTTCTACATGAACCCTGCTGACATTCAGCGAATTGATTTGCAAACTGACCAAACTGGTATCTTTATCGGTTCTGATCCGCGAGCGTTCAACTTGCCTGTTGCTTGGGGTGTTCCAATCATCGCTTCAAACCTAGTACCTGCAAACACTGCAATTGCTGGCGATTGGGCAACTGCTTCAACTTTATTCATGCGCGACAACACAACTGTTGAAATGTTTGAACAAGATGAAGCTAACGTGCAAAGCAACCTTGTCACTATCCGTGCACAGGTTCGCGGCGCTTATGCTACATTCGCACCTTCTGCGGTTGTTGCTGGCGACATCGTTACTGACGTTTAATTGTCAGACTTGGCTGGGGGGCATATTGTCCCCTAGTCTTTTTTTATTAATAGGGCTGCTGATGAAATACAAGAATCAAATCAAAAGAAAGTTGACGGTTGCACCAACTGCATCAGTGATGACGGTTGCTGAAGCCAAGGCAAGACTTGCCATTGAAACAACTGAAGATGATGCTTTGATTCAAGTTATGATCAACAGCGCTGAAGATTTTTGTCAACAATACACGGGCCGATTCTTTATAGAACAAACGGCTGAATATTCGCTTGATGAATTGCAAATTGACTTAAAGTATTTAGAAATTCCAAGCCACTCAGCAACAAGCATCACATTAATCACATATACAGATTCAAGTGATTTGCTTATCACTGCAAGCTTGAATGATTTCTTTATTGATTATGAGGGGATGCCTTTACGTGTTGCACCTGTTAACACATGGCCAACAATAAGACAGAAAGGTTTTAACAATATGACCTTCACAGTTGTTGAAGGCTTTGGCGCTACATCTGCCAGTGTTCCTGATGCAATCATCAACGCTGTGGCTTTGCTTGTTGGGCATCAATACAAGAACAGGGAATCTGTTGTGGTGGGTACAATCGCGTCAACCTTGCCAATGGGAGTCACTGAATTCTTGGACAAGTACAGGGTTGTTTACCGCAATGATTATGGGTATCAGGTTGCAGGTGTTAGCCAATGATACCAGCGGGGCAATTGAACAAGCGCATTGAGATACAGCGCAGAGTTTCAACGCAGGACAACATGGGCCAAGAAACAGAATCTTGGACTGTTCTGGCTACTCGCAAATCATCAATCAGGATGACAGCGGGCGGCGAGACTGTAAGCACCACGGGTGAAATTGCGACCAATATGTTTGATATAAAAGTCAGATATGATTCAGGCACAAAGCAAGCGAACACAGCCGATAGAGTTGTGAATACTGAAAACCAAGATGTTTATGATATTGTCAGCGTCGATAATGTCATGGGTTTAAATACAGACATTACTTTGAAATGCCTATACAGAAGTCGAGGCGTGACGCATTCATGAAGGTTGAGGGTTTAGCAGAAACACAGATGCAGTTGGAAAAGCTGGCGGGCAAACTTGGCTGGCGGGCAATGTCACAAGCCTTGGCGGTATCTGGCCGCAAAATGAGAGCGGCGGCGAAGAACAACGCACCAGTTGGATCAGTTGACCATAGGACGTACAGGGGCAATTTAGTTGCGCCCGGATTCACCAAGCGATCAATCACCTTGGTTAGATTTCCAAGGAAAAACAACAATACTGCACTTGTTGCGGTTGGTGTTAAAAAGTCAGCCTATTATGCGGTCCAGTTTGTTGAGCAAGGACACAAGACAAGAAACGGCGGCAGGGTTGCACCTAGACCTTGGTTGAAGAAATCATATGATCAAACGGTTGGTGCTGTTCCTGCTTCATTCACCAGCGCACTACGCGAAAGAGTATTGAAGGCGACCCAATGAGATTAGACCAACTTTATCAGTTCATCACAGCGAACATGACCACCAAGGTTTTTCCCATCATAGTTCCTGTTGACTATACTGATGACGCTATAATATATAACCTAGATTCTGTTGAGTACGATGATTCAATGGATGGTGAAACGAATTTCTATCAAGGCCGCGTGAATTTTGTAAGCGTGTCGAAAACTGCATTGTCAGCGATAGAAACATCTCAGGCATTAGAAACCTTACTTTCAGATTTTCAAGGTTTTTTAATACCTGGGGGGCAGTATGTTCAAGACACGCAATTGATTGACAAGGCGACAGTCTATGATCCAACAGCGGATTGCTTTGGCGTTTCCTTAACGGTCATTTTTTCTTACAACAATTAATTAACTTTTTAACGAGGCAACAAATATGTCAACTTCAGCATACATCAAAGGATGGACCTTCAGCATAGACACTGATGGTAGTTCCACATACGTTCTTATTCCAGAAGTAACAGAAGTTTCTGGCCTTGGCGCAACTGTGCCATTGGTCGATGTTACACACTTTGCATCAAGTTCAAAGGAATACATTGGCGGTCTTGGTGACGGTTCTGAAATATCAGTGACATCAAACTTCTTGGCCGATAATGCGACACAGGATCTTTTAACGGGTGCTGGGTTTAACGGATCAGGCAAGACTTTCGGAATGCAGTTCACCACAACTGATGGCACCAGCACAATCACTTACAGATTTCAAGTTGTGAACTTAGGTTATGAGATCACACCAGCGATTGATGATAAAAACAGCATTGCTTACACGTTCAAAATAAGCGGTCCGATTTTAGTATCTTAATATAAACGGGGGCGAAAGCCCCTTGTTTCTTTAATTATAAAAGGCAACCCATACCATGTTCACATTCAAGAAAAAGCAAATCCAAGTTTTAGGCCAGATGATAGACATTAAGGAACTCAGCGCGGGCGGTTTCCGCAAGTTTCAAAATGCTATCAATGACAAATCTTCTGATGAATTATTACAAATGGCTGTTCTGTTGCAACAAGGAACAGAGCAATTTTCTGCTATGTCTGAAGATGAAATTCTTGATCAGGTTCCAATGGACGTAATCAATAAGATAGTTCCTGAGATTGTAAAACTCAGCGGGCTTGATGATGAGGCTGAAGAAGAAAAAAAGCATTAGATCCAGAGGTGGGGTTCTTGCACACGTTATCACTTGAACTAGGGATGACGGTTGCAAGGCTTGAATCAGAAATGACTTCAAGGGAACTCGCAAGCTGGAAAAAATACTATTCGGAAAACCCTTTTGGCGTTTGGCGTGACAATTACCACGCTGCTATGTTGTGTTCAATCCTGTGGAATGTAAACGCAGGAAAGGGCAAAAGCAAAAAGCCTGATGATTTCATGTTCAAGACCAAGGAACAAAGAAGCACAGACACAACAAACACCACCCTTGCATCACTGCAAGCCTTAGCCCAAAGGAAATAAAGATGGCCAAAGATTTAGCCAAAATCAATTTAAAGCTAACCGCTGAAAATGAAGTTCTGATCAAGAAGCTTGAACAATCTCAGAAGAAGATTGGCAAGTTTACTAAAAAGAGCGGCAGCAAATTAAAAAAGCTTGGCGGTTTATTTAAGTCTTTAGGCAAAGGCATTACGATTGGTACAGGTGCGGCTGGCATTGCCTTGGCTGCTTTGACTGTCAAAACAATGCAAACAACTGATGCCCTTGGCAAGACATCTGACAAGCTTGGAGTAATGCCCGCAAAGCTTCAGGCAATGCAAAGAGCGGCACAGCTCACAGGTGTAAGCATAGACACTACAAACATGGCCCTTCAGCGTATGGTTCGCAGGGTTCAAGAAGCCAGCCTTGGTACAGGTGAGGCCAAGGGAGCGATTGCCCAGCTTGGACTAGAAGCCAAGGAACTTGCAGAACTTCCAGTTGATGAACAATTCAAGCGCATTGCAGATGCTATGGGCGATGTCAGCGAAAGCGGCGAAAAAGTCAGACTAGCCATGAAGCTGTTTGATTCTGAAGGTGTTGCACTGGTCAACACTTTAGCCCTTGGCAGCGCAGGTCTTGAAAAGATTGAAGCTGACATGGACGCCTTCGGTTTGTCACTCACCCGCCTTGAGATTTCAAGGGTAGAACAAGCCAATGATGCTTTCTTGCTTGCGCGTGAAAACGTCAAATCATTTGCCCAATCATTTGTTGTTGAACTTGCACCAGCGGTCAAATTGATTTCTGATAAATTCAGTGACTATGCAAAAGAGCAAGGTGGTTTTGGCAAGATTGCTGAAATTCTTTTTACAAAGCTTTTGGGTTTTGCTAAGTTCGTTATTGTTAAATTTTTAGAAATGCGAATTGCATTTAAGAAATTTACACTTGGCGCAATCAATGGCAGTGTATCAATACTACAAAGCTTTTCTTCTATCACCAAATCCGCGCAAGAATTCATTGATAAAATAACCAATGCACCCGGCAAGCTTGAAGACCTAGAAAACAAACTTGTTTCTATAGAAAGAAAGAAAGGCATCTTTTCTCTTTTAGGTTTTGGCGAAGGTTCTGAATCTGCTGCATTCTTCAACCAACAACTTGAAGATACAAAAACACAAATTGCATCAATTGGTGAAAGCGGAGCAGTATCTTCTAGCATTGACACACTTATCACAAACCTGCAAGCATTGGGATTGGAAGCAAATACAGCTTTAACAGAAGCTATGCTTACACCTGTGACGGATGAATCTATTCAATTGATGATTGATCAGGTTCGCGCCAAGATGGATGCGATTGCCCTTGCAGCGGCAGAAGCGGCGGTTGGTGAGAAAGACCCAGCGCCAACAGCGGAAGGTGAAGGCGAAGGCGGCGAAGAAAAGGCTGGAAAAGAACTTGGCTTGCTAGACACGCTACTTGCAAACAAGTTCAGCATTAAAGAGTTCTGGAAAAATGGAGACAAAGAACTAGAAGCACAGCATGGTCAAGAAGTGCTTGACATGAACACTAGACATCAGGAAGAACTTTCAAAAATCACTGATGCTGGCGAAAAGGAAAGGCTGAAGAAAAAACAACTTGCAGAAAAAAATGAATTAAAAAATACTCAGAACTCACAAAAATCAGAAAGAGATAAAACAAAAGCTTTCTTCAAAAATGGATTGAATGAACTGGCCAAGAACAGCCGCGCAGCTTTCAGCATTAAGAAGGCAATGGATATATCAGCGGCGGTTACTGACACTTATGCAGCGGCGATAGGTGCCTATAAATCTGTGGTTAGCATTCCTATAGTTGGGCCAGCACTGGCCCCAATTGCGGCTGGCGCGGCGGTAGCAATGGGTGCAATGCAAGTTAAAGCAATCAAGGCTAGAAAGTTTAGCGGCGGCGGCGGAGTATCGGCGGGAAGCGCACCATCAGGCCCATCAGTATCAGCGGCATCAGCACCAGCGGAACCTGAACTAGCTGCACCTGATCTTGACTTTGAAGAAACAGCAACACCATTCAGACAGGAAGTTACAGTAACAGCATCAGACCCTTTCACGCCATCTGTCATCAGGGACTTCATCGAGAAACTACGCGAAGAAGATATTGCAGTGAACTACGATGTTAACTTTGTGGGTGGGTAGATGAGCACTTACTTATTACATAACGACCAATATGCAAACGGAAATCTTTCTATTAATAATTTAACAACCGGTTCAGGAAGTCTTGCATCTTCAACACGGTTGACGGATTATTTAAAAACAACAGACCCAAGAGAATTTAGCTCAACAGACCTGATAATAATATATTCAAGTACTGATCCCGGTCATTTATTGCCTTACCAAGATATTAATGTTTATTATAAAGCAGAGAAAGAAACTACGGTTGATTATGCAGCATTTAACAAACATAACTTTTCCTTGCAAGTAAGCTATGGCGGGGTATTGGTCCAAGCTTTAGAATATGTAAAAATAAGTCACGTTTCATCAGGAGTACAAACAACACTTGCCACGCATTACCCAACAACAACAGAAAACAAAAATTTTGTTTTAAAATTTAATAAAAAAGTTTTATCTGCAAATGATTTTATTGTTTTTACTTATAGGTTAAATAGAACAGATTTCGTCGCCAAAGGCTCAAGACTTTTGCGGCTTTCATATGTTCAAATAGGCAAGTCAACAGAATTGCGCGAACTGGAAGCACCTTTTAATATTCCTTATGGCAAATCATACAAAACAAAACATCAGCGTTCAGACACGGGGCTTGTTATTGCCACAAGCTCAAAAGTTCTGCCAAGCAAGATTGATTTAAAATTGAAGAATCAAACAAAAGAATTTATTGACACAAACTTTCAAAACATTGCAGATGATGTATCAAAAAATCCTTTTTTTATCTTTGATGATTCGGGAAACTTGCCATTAGTTCCTTTCTGCTGGCTTACTAAAAAAATAAAAAGCCCAAAAATAAATAAAAATCATTTGTATGATATAAGCATCAACGCACAGGCTAAAGTATATGTCGACTAGATTCTTTTTTAACAGCCTTACGCTTGATAATATTGACAGCATCACAGGCTATAATTATTACGATTCTGGATCCGGGCTAACACAAGGGACACCAATAAGCGCTAGGCAAATTAAGTCTTTGGTAAATTGGTCCCTTGGTGATATATATAAAACCTTTGACAATGACGGCAGTCAGTTAAGCGCTGGCGATCAGTATCCAGAATTTACCTTTGAATTTAAAGCGCCCAAATCTACTAGCTGGGTTTCTTTTGGGAACCACAACATATCAACACAAACAGATGGTTGGGTTATTTCAGTAAGTAATGACGGCGTGACATTTACAGAGGTAAGCAACTCAACAAGCACAAACTTTAACAGTGACTCGGACAGAGTTTTGTCTGTTGTTTCAGGTGGTAAAAAATATTGGAAAATCCAATTTAAAAATGTACAAGCAAATTTTAAGATTGGTTTGTTTAGTTTCTGCGATGTTGTATACCCACCAACATTATCAGCTTCTTTCTCTTATATTGTTGGCGATATGATTGAGCCTAGAGCAAAAGGAACGTATGGCAAAAACTATCATACCAAACAGTTTGAACAATCCTTTGATGATTTTAGTATTAACTTAAAAAATCTTAACAAGTCATACGTTGATAATTATGCTGCAAGAATACTTGAAGGGGTAAAATCACCTTTCATTTTCTATTACAGATATTCAACATCAGGTGAAAATCTGGCTGCTTACTGTTTGCCAGAGGGACAACAAAAAGGCGTTTCAATTAACAATAATCACCTTTATTCCTTGCCAATTAAAACAAAAGCGAGAAGTTGGTCATGACAGTACAATCAACACAGTTAGCCGGTTCGGATGTTTTTGCAACGGTAGAGATTCAAACGCAATACTGTGACCTTACTTATGGCGCGTCACCTTGCACAGCAAGTTTAAATAATGCAAACGCTTGCTTTAAAACAAGAAATGTTCTAAATGACTGTCAAGATACCCCAAATTTTAACCCTAGTACCAAGTCTTTTTTCTTTACTGAAGAAGGCAATTCAACAATCATTGATGGTTATCGACCTTTAATAAAAAGCATCTCATTTGCACCAAGCAAGCTCCCACCAAGGGGCGGGCTAGCAAACGTATCAAAAGTTAAGTTCACTTTCATTGATGAGCCTGATACTGACCTTGACACTGATGACAACATTTTGGACAGGTCATACATTGCCCGCGAACAAGGGACATTTTGGGGGAAGTTCAAGGCAAGAAATTCTTTTCTTCAAGGTCAAATTATAAAATATACCGTAACCTTTCTTGATTCAGATGGCGGCTTTAACACCCTCACTAACAGATGGCAAATTGAATCTGTGTCCTGGGCAAATAAAAATGGCGAAGTAACAATTATTGCAAAGGATCCTTTAAATTTAACTGATGCTTTGAATGCGAAATGCCCACCAGTTTCAAGAGTAAAGCTATATAGCGCCCTAGCTAGCGGTAATCATACACTAGCAGTTGATCAGGTTGTGGGTTTGAAATCACCTGATCAATATACTTATTTCAGAATCAATGATGAAATAATTCTTGTTGATGGTGCAACGCTTGCACCTGTTGGCGACCATTTTGAAGTTAATATTGTCAGCCCACATGGTCGGGGGGCATTGGGAACAGCGCAAGCTTCTCATGATGCTGGCGCAGTTGTTCAAGAAGTTGCAAGGTTTGATGCTTTATCAATTAACGCAACGCTTTTAAAAATCCTTAATAATTATAGTGAATTGCGCCCTGATGATCTTGACTCGATTAATTGGGCTGCTGAGATAGCTTCTTGGAGAGCATCTAATCTTTTAACAAATTACATTTCACAACCAACAGACATCAAAACTTTAATTTCTGAAATCTGTGATCAAAATCAAATAATGATTTGGTATGATGCACGAGTTGCAAAAATAAAATTAAAAGCTGTTGCGCCAGAACTTGGAACATTAAAAAGCTATAATGATGAAAATGACATATGGGATTTGCAAGTCAAAGAAGATGACACGTTGAGATTAAACTCTTGTTCCATGTATTTCACGCCGCGATCATGGATTGGTGGAAGCAAGTCATCTGACTTTGAAAATATCGCCGTGTCAATCGACACTTTATATTATGATCTTTATGGATCACCAAAAGAAAGAAATTTATATTCAAAATGGATTACATCAAGCGCAGTAGCATTATCGACAACAGGCGTTCTAATCAATAGGTTTAGAGCCTCACCCTTTAGAATAACTTTTAAGATGTCTTACGATAATTTCGCATCAAGCAGGTTAAACACAGGCGACAATTTTAGACTAACAAGCAGCCAATTTCAAAACCCAACAGGCGCGGCTTACACGCCTGAGTTCATTTGTATTTCTACTAAGTATGACAAGGACATGAACCTGAATGTTGAGGCAGTAGCTTATTCTTACTTTTCTGGCAATAATGCAGCAATCGGTGCAACGTCTTTCGATGGTCAAAACTACAGCACCTATATTGCAGCGAACCCGGACAATGGCGGCGTTCTTGCTTGGATTTCACAAGCTGATGGCACCATGGTCAACGGCGATGATTCCTATTACATAACATAACAGGCAAACAACATGACAAGCTTTGTAGATTTAGCGGGAGCAACTGGGCCAGATGCACCATTCACTGAGACAGTCGCCACGGCGCTTGATAGGAATCTGTTTGCAGCAATGGAAGGCGATGCAACTGCTATTGCGGCGGGTGTTAGATTATCAAATACAGCCATTGCTGACGGCGGTATCTCAGGCAGGGCATTAGCTGGCGGATTTGCAACCACTTCATCAACTCAGCTTTTTGATTATTTCAGAATTAATGGCAGCCGTTCATTTCAATCATCTTCAAACGATGTCACAACAGAAGAAAGCTTTATTGCTAAGGCTGGCGTTTACAGAATTAAACTGACTGCAAACCCATTCGCATCAGCTTCTTCAAGTTCCTTGGCTTGCGGTTTGAATATCAATGGGACTTTGGTTGCTCAGACAGCAAGCACAAGCGGCACAACGCCACGGGTTCTTGATGCAGTGTATGCAATCGCAGCAAACAGCACGGTATCAATAACAAGTCTGAGAAAGGGCGGCGCATCAGCAACCGCTTTGAACCATGAGTGCATTGCCCAAGTTTATACAAATGAAATCTTTTCTGAGCCTCAACGCTCGATGTCATGGGGATATAATTACAACACATCCGCCAGATACGTTATAACATTTAGGACAATATAGAATGGCAACCTTCACAGACCTTTCACAATCGACACAAGCGGGCGACCCTGTTGTATCAACGCTGACTTCAGGATTAGACCGAAATCAAATAGCAGCCTTTGAGGGCGACCCTACAGCCACGGTGTTGATCCAAGCCCAGAATGATGCATTCACACCAGCATCAATCACAAGTCAAAAACTAGGCGCTTTCGCTTCTGGTTCTTCTTTGGCGGGTGTTGAATCAATAAGGCTTGCAGGTGATTGGGGTTTATTAAATAGCGGCGTTTCTCCACAGCCAAGAAATATAAACAGAAAGATTTTGAAGGCTGGAGCATATAGATTTATTGGTGCTTTAAGATTTACATCTCAAGGCGGTGGTTCAACATTGGGAACTTCATTTATCCAATTAACTTCAAACATAAACGGCATTTCAATTTCAAGCGACAAAGCATCAACCTTAAACACTTGGGTTTATATTGATGAATTAATTCAAGTTGCTGCGGGCGAAACGCTTACTTTAACTGGCAGAGATGGTGATTATGATTCAACCAGTCAGCCACAGTTTGAAATGAATTTTAAATTGTTCACAGATGACCCAAGCTTTGAAGCACTTAAAACAGTTGGTTGGTCTTTTGATAGACATAGGGAAATATTGTTTCTTGGAAATAGCTACCTGCAAACACCAACAATGAAGCACATTGATTGGACATCAACACCTTATCCGGGGAACATATCTTGACAACTTATACAAACATACAAGCCAACACGCAAGCATCTGAACCTTTGACCACAACGGTTGTGACGGCGCTTGACCGTAATCTTTACGCATTGTTTGAAGGTGATTCAACGGCCACACCATTTGCACAATTGCAAGAACCAGCAATTCAAACAGCGGCAATCAACCCAGCTAAGTTTGCACCAGTGACAGCACCAACATCAACATCAACTGGAGTTTTCACAAACGCAGCTTTTTATGATGCTTTGGGATTGCAATCTGATAGAACTTCAAGCAGCACGTCAACCTTTGTTACGGTATCAAAAAGCATAAAGAGAGCAGGGGATTATACTTTTTATTGCAGTAGTTTATTTAGACAATTTGGAACAAGCAACAATTATATTGTTAAAACTGAATTTATAGTTGACGGCGTGATTAGATTCACACACAACTTTATTCAAGCAGCTATTCAGAAAGATCAGGTTACACTGTCATTGACAGGCGGCGAAGAGTATTTCATTAAAAACTATTATGTTTCAGGTTCAACAGGTGCTTCTGCAAGAACTGAAGTTTTCAACCAATGCTTAGTAATGATTAATCAAAACAGTTCAATGAATGACGTTGAACTTGATAGGGGTTTAAATAATTACTTTGAAAGCAATGGAACAAGGGATTTGCGTTTGTCTTACACAAATCAAGATGCAAACGATCTTACTAGAGG